GCAACTAAAATAGCATCAGTGCCTGCTCCTTCGTCTGGCGCTTGAAATTCAATCTTCCCAAGTACGTCATTCGCCGCAATATCGGTTTCGCCCGTCTGTAACAAAAGCGTCATAGGCGTGTCATCGCCGGTTTCGGTTTCTTTCATCGTCACGTTACCGACTGATGAAATTGACATCTTCTCCGAGGTTGCGCCTGATGCGGCGGTTTTAAAACTGAGCTTTGTAGCGTTATTGCTCGAACTGAAATCGCCCTCCGAAATAGCGGCTATCTCTGCTGCAACAAGTATGGCATCCGTGCCCGCCCCTTCATCAGGCGCTTGAAATTGAATCTTGCCCAACACATCTGAGGCAGCAATATCGGTTTCGCCAGTTTGCAATAACAACGTCATCGGGGTGTCATCGGTCGTGGCAGTTTGTTTCATCGTTACGTTGCCGACTGATGAAATAGACATTTTCTCTGCTGCGGCTTCTGAGGCACCCGTCATAAAAGACAACTTGGTGGCATTGTTGTCTGCCGCGAAGGTGCCTTCTGAAATAGCCGCAATGGATGCGGCTAATAAAATGGCGTCCGTCCCAGAGGCTTCATCGGGAGCGGTAAAATTCAAACGGCCCAAAACACTTGAAGCAGTAACGGTCGTATCAGAAGTCTGAAGATTCAGAATTACGCCATCGCCTGTCTTGAAAACAAAGTCGTTAGCCAAATAACTCGAAACTGCCGCACCACTTCCTGCGCCGTCCGCATAAATGATGTCCGCCGCACCGTTGGCTACCGTGACATTCGCACCAGTGCCTTGTGAAAAAATCACACTTTGGCCGCTGGCATTAACCACAAAATACAATTTATCTGCATCATTGGGGCTTAACGTAATGGTATTCGTACCACTCGGGCTTCCGCCCAACACTAGAACCTTATAATTGCCATCCGAGGCGGAACCATCAGACGTGGTTAGTGTTGTAGTTGTGCCTGTCAGGCTAAGTGCGCCCACCCCTGAAATAGCCCTGTCCAATATATCCATATTGGTATTGGTCATGGTTCCCCAAGTACCGGAACGATCCCCCGTTGCCGGTTTTTCAAGGCCCTGATTTGATGTGTATGTACTAGTCATAACTCATGTCCTATGCTGCAATCTTTATCCAATCTGGTGTTTGGGAAGGTGTCGCAGAAGACCAAGATGGAGATTGGCTCGGCGTTATTTGTGTAAAAGCGGGTGATTGACTAGGAGATACCGCAGTCCAAGACGGGGATTGGCTTGGGCTAATCGCGCTATAGCTGGGATCTTGATCTGGAATTATAACGCCCCAAACCAGAACACCGTTTGTTTCACCCGTGCCGAATACACCCGTAACAGAGACCGTTACACCAGCGGATGATGTAGCCTCCCCCACGGCACCCGTGCCTGCAACCCCTGTTACACTGACACTGGCATCACCTTCAACCGTTACCGAACCTACAGAACCTGTACCAGCAAGACCCGTAACACTGACACTGGCATCACCTTCAACCGTTACCGAACCTACAGAACCTGTACCAGCAAGACCGGTAACAGATATGGTTACCCCCGTTCCTTCAGTAACCGTTACAGATCCAACCGCACCGGTTCCCGCAACACCTGTTACAGAAACATCAATACTAAGCTCAACTGTTACAGAGCCAACCGCACCGGTTCCCGCAACACCCGTAACGGAAACTGGAGCGGCTTCGCCCCATGTGCCCGATCCCCATGTGTCGCGGCCCCAACCGGTAATTGCGGCCATTAAGCGATCCTTATAATTGCATTACTGGCGTCCGCAGCGGGAAATACAATCTTGAAATCTCCCGAACTGGATGCTTTATCAGAACCAAAGTCCAAAACAATCACGGAAGGGTCCCCGCTGGCACTGTCATTAAAAATCAACGAGCCTCTGGCCGTAATAGTGGAGGAAGTCCACGTCGTATCCGCAAAATCCGTAAAGGCCGTCGTACCGCTAGTTGTTGGGTCTACGCGAGTAAGGGAGTTTCCCTTAGCTGTATAGCCCGTACCCGTAACCTCATTACTAGTGGTATACGCTGTCGTAGCTGCCGTAAAAGAAGCACTGTTTGTATACAATGCTGCTTGAAACGTATTTCCTCCACTATTTAAAAAATTGTGCTTGGCTTCCATTAATTCTTTCTTGAAAGACGTACACATAAAATTTCCAGTAAATGCCATGTCAAAGTCTCCTGATTGCTTCAGCAAGTTCTGGATGCCCTGCATCCATTAATACGTTATAGACCGTGGTTCGATCACTCTTAATGGCTTCACGCATGTAAAAGGCAACCATTTTTTCTATATGGCCCTTAAAGGCGTAAGCCTGTGCCTGAATACCCGGATGAGTATTGTTGGATATAGAAATGATTTTGTTTGCACAGTGATGTGCCACTTCTTCCGGCGTAAAGCCACGATTATTTGTCGTATGAACCTCTACGGAATAATCGGAAGGAAGATCTAATTTTAATGCGTCCATCATTGTTTTGGCCTAATAACCATACCCGCACGATAATCTTCCGTAACTTCCTTGGCTTCTCCAAACATCTTGAGAGCCACCATTGCTTCGCCAAAGCGTTTTTCATATTCGGCCATTAAATCCTGCTCCCCTTTCATATAGGTATAGGCTTCTGTTAAACACCCATATAAAAGAGCCAACGTGGCATTTTCACTCAACCACGTTGTTCCACTGTCCCCCGCAGCCGTCAAACTGGCGGGTCGGTAGAAATAGTGCATTTCCGTGGTATATCCACTATCCGGCGTTGGTCCAATAATAAAGTTGGTTATGTCAAACAGCGCATAATACCGGGGCGTTCCCGTTGTAGCACTGTTGGGGTTAAAAGACTGCACAAAATTTACGTCTTTGTATTGAAGAAAGCTCTTAACACTGCTGCTTGTAATAGATAACGAAAAAGGTGCTAAAAAATCGCTCGGCGCAGCTAAATACTGGTTAGAAGAAGACATGGTCCCCGTTACATTTTTACGGAAAAGCTGTAATTGGACATTTTTTAAAATCCGTTCTTCTGACAACTTTATAAAGTCGTCCATATGCGTCACGAACGTAGTTTCCGTGTTTTCGGTGTAATCCTGTATAGCGGTCTTTAAACTAGAGTAAGTAAAGCTCATGTCGCTACCGTCACCTCTCCAACCTGACCCACAGACATGATTGGTTTAAAGTTAGTTATTTCAGGAATAATCGTATCCACATAAACCACCATCGGTTCGATTCTATCGGGACGAGGATTTTTCAAAGCCTGTGGGTCCACTACCTTACGTCTTGGGTCTAACTGGGGCTGCTTTTGTTCCCATTCATCATAGCCAACAAGCGCTCCGGTCCATTCCTTTTTCATACGCCTAAGTAAATAAGAGAACCCAGATCTATCTGAAATTCCCCGCGCATGTTTTCCTACAGCAAAACGAGACATCAGTTAAATCTCGCATACTCTAAGCTAGGCACGACATTAAACGAGGCTCGGTCACGATCTTCTACCATAGCCCTCTCCATCTCTTCTTCATATAACGGTTTCAAAACTTGAATCCGATTGGGCGCTCGTTTTAACGCAATGTAATAAGCAAGTCCTGCGGCCAAAGCAGGATAAAAACGAAAAGGTACACCAAGTGTATTTGTAAAATCATCAACATCGTCTATTCGATAAAGACGATCAAAAATTAGAATGTCTGTACTGTTTTCAGGCGCAGGCCAAATTTTTAAATTAGGCGTTACTTGTCGATCTAAGAAAAACTGGGAAGGACGGCCTGTTTCTATTTTATTGGGGATCGTAATATATCCGTCCCGACTTAAACGCGCGGCGGCATAACTATTATCGCCTCGTTTAACCACTAACGATAAAATATCTATGGTGCCCTGTGCGTCCGTTAAATCAACGGCAGCAGAAAGGGTGGTAGTTGCTGCGCTCGTCCCGCCGGTAAGGGTTTCACCGCTGGTGAAAGTTCCTGTCGGAATGGTGATCGCCATTGAAGTACCCGAGGGAAGATTGGTAATAGAGGCCGTAGCCCCGCTGGTTCCTCCCGTAATGGTTTCAGCTACCGTAAAACTTGAACTGGAACCCACCGTCATAGTTAAGGTGCCCGCAGGATATTCAGTAATATCCGCCGCAACGGTTATTGAGGTCTGCTTAATGGTCCATTGATTTAAGCCACGGTTAGCCCAATCCGCTAAAAGCAAGTTCATAGAACGCTTCGCGGTTTTTAGATCATAACCTGTACGAACTTCAAGCCCGCACCGTTCAAAGGCTTCCTCAATATAATCACTTACATCGAGTTCGAAATTTATAGATCCAGACGTAGCCATTATTTTTTAATGCCTGTTTTTTTAACTGAACCCCCGCCTCTAAGTCCTTTAATGCGGGGTTTGCTTACCGCACCACCACCGCGCATGGCTTTGACCGATTTTTTTGACTTAGCAATAGATAACCCCATAGCAAGGCGTGTATGTTGAGGTAGGTATTTATCGTCCATCTTTTAGCCTCCTGTACAATTCGGCTCTTTTTTCTCGAATATTAGAAATATCATAATTTCCAGTATACCTGTCGTAATACCCAAGACTAGACAATTTTTCAGACGCCTCATGTAATTTACCCAACCGTTGAATAAAAATCATGGCATAGGTGACCTCTACGTGTGGCTCAAAAGTCCCGTCATCGATTAATTCGTTTGTTTCGTCTTCAGGATGGAAGCCCATTACCCAAATATCTTTATCTTTAAAGCGGCCTTTCGATATATCTTCATTCACCTGTTCTAGTTTTTGATGAAAAAGATTCAAGGCGGGATAAAATAAATCTATCAAAAGGACAACATCCGAGGTGTCCTCAAATAGAGAAATTAAATCGTAAAGAGGTTGGTAAGACTCGGAATACTTAAAAACAATAGAAACTTTATTGTCTTCCCATGCTTTTTTGGCATAGGGGCACGGAGAAAAGTCATTATAGTGGGGGCTTTTCTCTTCTAAGGCATATGCAGACCAATCACGAATTTCGTTGCATATGTCCTTTTCAAGTCCGATATATGCTTCATTCATTTAAGCATTGCAGCTAAAACGGTCCAGATCCCCGTTTGTTGCGTCAGCAATATCACTACGCCGCCCAGCAGAAACCACTTTATCTGGAACAAAGTACGTTTTATATCTTTAACGTCCGGTTCCAGTTGGTTTACTTTATCTAATATGTAATGTTGCTGTGTGGCGTAATGGTAAAACTGAATCCGCATCTCCTCCTGATTTTTAGGAATTGGTGGGGCCTCGTCTTGCATGCGCATAAAAGCTCCGCAGGTAACCTTTACAAAGCCGTATATTCTTTAATACAGGTAATTGTTAAAGTATACGTCTCGCCGCTTGCCGCCCCTACTGTGGTTAATAACAAATCCCCATTTTTTCCAGAGCCGGAATAGTTTGGAAGACCGCTAAACTCGGAAAAATCAAAAGAGTCACTATAGTTGGGGGGAAGTTCAATGGCTAAACGGTTAGCTGTAGCATCCCAAAGCAATTGGACGCCCATTCCAACAGTAGAAAAAGAAAGACTTTCAATGCGAACACCCGTGCAAGCGTCTCCGTCTGCACTGGTGCTTAAAGCGCTTACATCTATCTTCGTAACAGCCGCTTCACCCGTACCATCACTAACATTAGTAAGGTAAAACACCGCTTTACGAGGACCATCAATAATGGTCGAAGCATTTACTGAATCTGCCATTTGATACTCCTTTATGCGTCAGCAAATGGAGTAACTACCGTGCCAGAAGCAAGCACTGTCCCACTAACAACGTATTTTGCACTAGCCGCCGCGTAACAAGTGACCACTGAGCCAACAATACCGCCCTTGGTGGAACCATTCATCGTGATGACATCATTAGATCCGCCAGACATAAAGGTCTTGCCCGCCGCATCACTCTTACCAAGATAAAGTCCACCGACAAACTTGTCTGTTCCATCGGTCAAAATATCCATATCCGTAGCTGCGGTAATCACTAAGAAAGTGAAGGTTGCGCCAAGGTTGTTGAGCTGAGTGGGATCCGTCGGATCGCCGGGAGTTGTAACGTCAATAGAAGGCAACGTGAATTTGCCGTCGGCGTCATTAGTTAGTAATAGTCTTCCTGCGTGAGAAGCAACGGTCAGCGTCGTATCCGCCGTTAGGCTAACAACACCCGTGGAACCCGCATTAATGAAGCCTGCCAAAGATCGAACTGGACCTGAAAAAGTAGTTTTCGCCACTTTATTACCCCCTTACCAAAGGTTTTGCCCTAGAGTCTTGGTAAGCGTCTGCTGGGACAGTCGCTAGGGCTAATTTTCCCAGAAAAGCAGAGGGGCGACAGAAGCCACCCCTCCATTCCTTCAGAACGAAAAATTACGCTCCGGGTGTACCAAAAACACCACGCCAGTCAGAAACACCAAAGCTGTAACGCTCCCGTGCCTTAAAACGCATGTTTCCAGTATCAAAATCACCCTCCATCGCGGTACGGATCGGCGTACGCTGAAACAGCTTAAAGCCGTTTGGCGCATCCGTTTTAATGAAAAACGCATCCGTATCAGTCAAGAAGTGATTGACATAAGCCCCTTCGGGTAACATCCCCATTGCTTTCATGGCGTTAATATCATTATCCGCCGTTCCTGCACGTAGGGTTGAGTTAAGCACACGCTCAGAGATAAATTGCAGTTCCTTTGGAATGAGCAATTTCATTCCACGAACCGCAACTTTCAAGCCGCGCTCATCCGTCAATCCGGCAATATCAATCAACATCTGCTCAAGAGAGGTTTCGTTGAGATCTGCTGCGGTAGACAGCAAATTACGCTGATTACCGGTAAGCGACGGATGTGAAGACGAGCAAAGAGCCGCGCCATCCCCGATGGGGTAAGAAGTGCTAAAAGCATTGTTCAAAACCGCAGCAGCTTTAACCTGCTTCGTTTGTGACATTGAACGTGCTAAAGCGCGTGTATACCGAGAAGCCAAACGATCATACAGGTTATCTTCGATAGCTTCTTCCGTAATGCTGAACGCAAGCGCAATGGTGTCATGCGTATAACGAGCAGTATATGTTTCCTGCGCGTCATCGAATGAAATTGCACTGCCTTCACCTTTTACCGGAGCCGTTCCGAAACCGGCAAGCATTACTTCCTCTTCAAATGCACGATCTGAAGACTCTTCTTCGTAGATTGCTGTATGTTCTTTGTCATAACGGTCGTATTCAAGCCCGAACAAGGCATTAAGGCCGGGTTCAAGCTCTTTCGCGAGTTGTGCGCGAGAAATAGCCATATCAAACCCTCCTAAACGCCCGTTGTCGAAGGTGTCCCAGCAGCAATACTCCCTTCCGGTGAGTTAAAGCTGTTGTTCAACCTTACGATGGCCTTAATTCCCGCCGCAGAAAAATCTGCATCAGAATCATCTTCTACCCAACCCATAATCCTCAAATGGAGGGCTGCGGTAGTTGCGATGGTGCTGATTGCAAGTGCTGCGGAGGAACGACCTGTGTTAGTGGACCCACTGGTGCCACTGCTAAAATTTGCATTAGCAAAGACAGCCGCTCTTGCTGTGGCTTTACTTGTCCACGACGCATCCGTCCCAATTATGAATAACTGGTTTGGATCATCGGCGACAAAAGCCTTTACAGGAAAGTTGCTGTCCGCCCCGGAACCGGGCCAATAATTTGACCAAATAGTTTTCGAGGTAGTGCTAGATACATATTCACACCCCACAAAAGCGCCTACCAAGCTGACCGATCCACCAGCCGCAGCGCCTACCAGTGAAATATACCCCGTAGAAAGGGGGATAACTGGAGAGCCGTGGTAGATGGCGGTGGTGTTGCCGTTGGCAATTTCATAAGGAGTGTAGCCTGTGATACCCGTGGAGTTAGTGCCCTGACCTAATTTAGCAATGGGTTGTAGCCCCATTGCAGAATAAGTATTAGCCATTGGTTCTTACTCCTAAAGGGAGCAGTTCACGATTTCCGTGGACCGCCAAAAGTTACACGAGTTTGACGATTCGGTTTATCAATCGTCATTGTTGAGTGAGCATTCTCGCGCATCATGTCGTGATCGACTGCGTCCATCAAATCTTGGCTTTTAGCCTCAAAATAATCAGTACGTTCCTGCACTGTTTCCAGTGGAATCCGCGCTAGAATTAATCCGCCAACGCCAAACACACCTTCATAACGACCCGACTCCATAACCGGAGCTTCAAAATCAGGATATTCATCTTTTCGAACAAATTCATAGCCTTCACGAAGACGTGCTGAAATGTTTTGACGATCATCAAAACCACGTACTTCGGCTCTTATCCAACGATGTTTATATCCGTCTGGTGCAGGTGGTGCATCCAACATGGTGGGGGGTGCCCACGGCTTACGCTGCGCCGTTTCTTCCCTTGTTTTTTTTGCGCGAGGAGAACGATCAATGCCTTCGAAGCGGTCTGTCTCTACTTCTTTAGTCATTTTCTACTCCTTCACGTATTTCGCGTATTCTTCAAGCGGCACACCCAATTTTTTAGCAATAGATACTTGGCTAGGGGTGAGTCTAACCTTTGTCTTTCCGCGCCCTGACGAAGAAGAACGGGACACTCCAGCAACGGTCTGGGCGGCACGTTTGCTGGTCCCATTAAATTTTTGCGGAAACTCTGTCTGTATCCGCTCATCCAGTTCACTATAGTAGTCATCGCTCTGCGGGTCAAATCCTTCGCTTTCCACCATTTTTTTGTGGATTCCAAAGGCCGCAAAGGTCATAGCCTCATCCTGCCCAAACCATTCATTACGAGCCGCCCATTTTTCCGCTTTCGGGTCCGTGGGGGGCGCAGCAGCGGGCTGTTGAGCATAATTTGCTTGGTTTTGTTGCGCTAGTTGTTGAGTATATGCGGCTTCCTGTGCGACCTGTTGCTCTTGTTGGGCTTTAGCTTGCTCATAACGATCTTGTGCAACAGCCAACTGTGTCATGGTTTTTTGAGCCGCTACGGTAGCGTCCACATCCCCTAGTTCTACCGCTTTTCTTAATTCCCCTTCGGCCTGCTGCTGTTCCGCAGTGATGCGACTGCCATATTCCGACACATAGCCTTGATCCAACTGCTGCATACGCGCTTTAAGATCATTTGATTCGGTTTGAACATTTTGGGCGTATTTTAGGGCCTCTTCTCGTTGCCTTTCGGCTTCCCGCATTTTCTTTGTTAAACGATCAATGCGTTTTTGAACCGTAGTGGTGTACTCTTCTTGCTCGGTTTTTTCTTCAACTTCACGAACTTCAATAACTTCAGCGTCACTTACCTCTTCCGCCAACGCAGGACCTTCAAGAGACACCTCCACATCCGGTGCGTCCGCATCAAAGTCAAGAGGAACTTGTTTATCCGTCGTCTCTGCTACTGTTTGTTGTGCTTCTGCCATAACTGCTCTCTTTTAGATATTAATAATGTCATCTGGATCAAGAATAGTGGCTAAAACTTCATCATCATTAATGATGCGAACCTCGCCACCCTCTATTCGAAGTCTGGACCCCGCGTATCTAGCAAGAATGATCCAGTCCTTTTCCTTACACCAAGCCCCATCAGGAAATTTTTCTTTGTCCTTATAAGCTAAAGGGCCTTGTTTTATGACGTAGGCAACAACCGTTTGTATTTGCCCTTCTTCAAGGGTTTTGTCCGGTAGGTGAATACCTCCGTCGGTTGTACCTTTTCCACGGTAAGGGAGAATAAGAAGTCTCCAACCAGTAGGGTTGGGCATTCTTTCCAAAAGAGTATTATCAAGAAGAGTTGGATCCAGTACGCGTCCATCTTCTTTAACGTACAGGTTTTCTATATTTTGAGCAGCTTCAGTCATCCAATTGCTCCTGTTTTTCTAGCAGGCCCGAGAGTTCCTGTAAAACATAATTAAGGGCGTTTAACTCGCCCATGAGTTCTCGATATTGTTCTATGGATTTTATACCATTATTTTCCAAAACATCCAGAACAATCGTCTTTCGTTCCTTAATCGTCCGTTGTATGAACTGAACAACATCAAAGGAGTTCATTCCTTTTTTACCCCTAAAGACATATTAGCGGAGAAGGACCGGCGCTCCCCTTCACCATAAAAAGGATATGCCGCGTGAAATAAATAAGAAGGGAAAATGTAAAGGTCGCCTACTTCGGGTTTAAGGCATAGGTTACCTGCACAACACACCAGAGAAGTCCCGTAAATAAAGTCCAAATACCCTTCCGTCGCTTGTTTATCAACGTGCTTGCTGTTGGTGTCTGAAATAGTTTCTGGAACCTTTAGATACAGCACACAGGAATAACTCCCGCTTGTGTGCACATGCGTTGGGTTATAGTCGTTCTCAAAGGCGCGAACAAACCAGCTTTTATGAACCACTAAACTTTCAGGGATTTCTGTTTGTTCTTCCTTACGCTCGTTAATAAAATGGTCATACAAACCTTTGGTAAGTATGAACAGCATATTTCCAAAATCGGGCACCTTCTCAAGATCACAAGACCATTCTTCCCGTACGTGGCCTACTAAATCTTTGGAAAGGTTTAATTCTTCCCGGCCCTCTATTTCCAAAATTTCCTCGCAATGCAAATTAAGCGTATCCAACATAGCTGGAGGAACTTTTGCTTTTAAAAGACGAGGACCAAACGGGGCTAATACGCTTGCTTCGATTTGTTGTTCGTTCATTTATGTTTCACACATCATTTCATATGATTTTTTCTGCGTCCTATCCAACCGATTTAACCAACCTTCGCCAAAGGTTGTAAACGTAGATAACCGCCGGTAAAACATTTCTCTTTCTGATCCGTACTTATGGATCAAATAACCGGGACTGATAGCCTTAATTGCTTTTAACGTAATGGGACCAATAGCGCCATCCTGTGCAACTTTTATTATCCTTTGTAAAGTTTTAACCGCCCTTGACGGCCCAGAGTTCACGGCCCAGTCAAAAACACTAAAATCTAAGCCTTCGGGCAACTCTTCTGCACACACCTTGTCCCAATATTTTTCCTTGTAAATCTCTTTGACGTGTTCAAACGGGATTTCTCTCATGTCTTTTTCTGTTACAGGACGCCCCAAGTGTTTTTCATAAACCGCTTGTGTAATGCCCATGTTGGTACGACCACCGGGATCTTCGGGATGATTTACATATCCCCCCTCATGCTCTAAAACCTGTTCCAAGCATTGATCAAAATTGCCCTTCAATTTTATGTGCCTTATTTATTGCCGTTTTCGTTTATCCAAAGACCTTGCTCCCGTATATCCAAGATAGCCAACTCCAAACAGAGTGATAATCTCTTCGGGTATTGCATGAAGCCATTGTTTTACGCCTTCAGTTACGCCATCTGCAATTTCTGGATATATAGCAAACAAAAAGCCCATTGGAATAGCCATAAGTAAATAGATATAAACAACATAAAGAAAACTTGGCCTAGCTCTGCTTGTCCAAGGATCTTCACTTTTACTTTCAGATATGATTGCAGATAACTGTGCTTCAACTTCTGCGAGTTCTCCCGCTTGTTGAATCTCCAGCAATTTTCGGGTGGCTTCTGCCTTTGCTTCCGGGTCTGGAATTATCTTATCGATGATCCTCAAACCAGCTTCGATTAACGGGATCATGTGCGCTTCCTTTTTCTTGGCTTATCTTTTTTCCCACGACGTTTACCGGCGTTACGCATCGCAATGGCTATAGCCTGTTTCTGTGGATAGCCCTCATCCATCAGTTGCCGAATATTCTTACTGATGGTCTGATCACTGGAACCCCGTTTAAGCGGCATGTCTAGGCAATCGTGAAGCGGCCACCCCGTTGTGCGGCACCCATACCACGTTTTTTACCTACCGTGATTTTAGCTTTCCCTATGTTCGGCGTTTTTTCTTTGGTGGCCTTGCCATAAGGAATACTACCCTGACCTTGAATAACCGCCTTGTTTTGCGGTTTTGGCGCTTCTACCGGACCACTAATAATTTTTACTGCACCCATGTTATTGCCCTCTATTGTTTTGCTGCTGTAAACGCATTATCTCACGCTCGCGAGCAGCATCAATACGGGCCGCTGTTTGGCCCTCCTGACTCGCGAGACGTTGTTGAAATTCCTGCCCCTTGCGGATTTCCTTGCTTTGGTCAAGCTGCAATTCGGCTTGATCCTGTGCAATGTCCGCCTGACTCTTCTGACCCTTAATCGCCAGTTCCTGCTCTTTCAACGCGACCAACGGATCAGGGCCTTCTTGTTGTCCCATGTTCGCAATTTGGTCACTCAGCATCTTCAAGTTTTGCATTTCTTGTGCAATCAGTTGCGCCGTTAAGGCCTCTAGCTCATATTGTGCTTGACCTTCATCAACAGCCCCTTGCTGACCCGCAGCTTCACGCTGCTGCATAAACATAACTTCCGCCTGTTCCTGCGCCTTGAGCTTGGCATGTTCCATTACATGCTTCTGTAAAGAAATGGCTACCGCAGGCATTCCCTGCACAGTCCCAGAAGTACCAAAAACTATATGCGCCATAATATGAGCATCATGGTCCTGTCCGCTAAATGCCTTCAGATCTGTAGTTTCCAAGGAATCAATATTCTCTTGTGCGGGATCTTTAGGCTCTGGTTCATCGGTGGAAGGAGTGTTTAATAACTTTTCAATGTCCCGTACTCCCAACGCCTCATACATGCGCCGAAACGCCTCATGCAGGTTGTGCATTTCTGGAGCCTGCGTAGCAAGCTGCATCTGTGTTTGCGCCAGCGTGATCCGTTGTGCCTGAGAAAAAACATTGGGGTTGGATACCGGTAAAATATCAACCCGATCATCAAAATCCTTCGCCTTAATGTCTCGATTAGCATTTACAACCGCATAAGGGTATTCCGGTGGTAAATAATCCGCCATAACCCGCGCCAGAAGTTTGAATTCCTGCCGCATGGCATAGTGCATTCGTTTATGCACAGCACTCATCACACGAGTACCCTGCTCCAACATGGCAATCGTCGTACCAACTGCCGCACCTTGGTTGCCGTCCCCAACCTTCAAATCCGTAATCGTGGCAAATCGCTGACCGGCTTCAACTACAAAACCTAAAAGCTGAAACAGCGTGGAATCCGGCCCTTTAAAAGGCAACGGCATCAAACTGTCCCGAATGGCTCCCCCCGGCGCATCCACATCTCGAAACTCTCCGGGCTGTAACGGATCTTCATCGTCTCGGATCCGTAAACCACGGGCCTTGAATCCTGCGGGAAGGTTCGATAGCGTACCTGCGTCAATAAGCTGACGCAGTGCAGCCGTAGCTGTGCGGGACAAACCACCAATCGTGTGGATCAGGCCCAGTCCATAGAAACCAAAACCCGGCAGAAATTTGTAATGTACAAAATATTGAATCTTTCGTTTCTGTGGATCGTCTTCCTGATAATTCCGACGAATGGATAATACCTGTCCATTATCTTCACTAATGGTAACTATATAGGGGATCTTTATCCCGGTGGGTTCTCCATCCTCTCCGGTTTCTTCATACCCCGGCAGATCCAAGTCCACATGGCATTCCAGCAACGTACAATCATAGTCGATAGTCGAGGGGTGAACGCCTTCAAGATATTCCAACTCCTTGGATATACCAGAGCTTTCGGATTGCGTAGGATGAACCGGAATGTCTCGATAAAAACCCGAAATTTGTTTTTTACGCAAATCGTTAAGAGGTGTTCTAACAACCTGCGTGATATTTGAGCAAGTTTCGAGATCACTCGCTTCAAAAGGAACGACAAGGTGTTCAGCCGGAACAAAACTGCTGACCGCGCGTTCCATTGACTCATCGTAATACACCTTTTTAAAAGTGGAACCCGCCAAAGGCAGATAAAAAAGCATTTGATCAAATTCTGGCGTGTACTCCTCCATCACACTGGTGATGTAGTAATTCATAAACTCCTGCACACGCCGAGACTGCTGTTCCTTCTCTGTGGTTAAATCGCCCAAAATGACCGTTCTTACGGGTCCGCCGGGGGGCAGCATTTCATTAAACGCCTGTGCCTGAAATTGCGTGGCCGCTTCGGCCAATAACGGATGGGTAACGCCGGTTGCACCACGAAACGGCTGGGTCCGCTCCTCGTAATGAAAGCCCAACAGTTCCAATCCGTTGGCATAGGCATCTTCCCAATCCCCACGCGACGTTTTGTTGGCTTCAAACTCAGCAGTTAATTCGTTAGCAATAACCCCCAGTTCACGGTCATCCAGTTCTTCTGCAAGATTATCAAAAAAGTTTTCAGAACCTCTTTCTCTGGAAGCATTTGGATCCAGATCAATGACAACACCACCGTCTTCCTCTTCCTCTATCTCAATCCCCTCCGGTATTGCGTTCGCAGAAGAAAATAAGGTTCCGGGCTGCTCGATTTCAATATCAAGAGCCATATCGTCTATGTCCGGGTTATTGTTCCGTCGCTCCATCAGCGATACAAGAGGATCAGTAGCCATGTTTTATGTCCTGATTTTTGAGCATTATACCTACATTGACCGTGCGGTTTCATTCATAGACCCCACCCCACCGCCATAAGCGTAACGAGTCATGTTTCGCGCTATCCCATTAAGAGAACTGACGCCACCGCCTTTGGCAGCGAGAATGTCAGCGCTGTCTTTCTTGGCGGGGTCAAATTGGGCGAATTTGCTGCGGATGTTTTTGGGATCGAATACCGCTATTTCCTCTACTTTGCCGCCATGCTCTGTCTCTACATGTGTAAAGCCTAGCTCTTGCAACTTTGCCGCTTCTTCTTTTGTCACTATCCACGGGAACTCCGGCCCTAAACCGAATCTGTCGCGCATTTCTTCTTGATTATATTCATCTATATAAAGAGGCGAGTCCCCGCGTATTTTTACGGGCATCTCCCGCGCCCCCTCCGTCTTGAAATTCACATTATGTTGCGATGCTGATGTTGAGGGGTCAGGTCGAAAAAATATCGCTCCTTGATCGTCTATATTTTCTGGGCCGCCGGGGATAAATTCACTAAAGTCCTTATCGGTCAGATGATACATGTCCTCGCCAAACTCGGCTTTGTATAACCACTTCGCTAAAATAGAACGCTGATCACCGATACCTCTGACTTTATCCGCATGGTCAGTATATGTCGTATATTTACCTTTTATACCCGCCTCGTCTAAAAAGTTACGATAGTCCTCACCTCCCGCTACAAAAACCTCACCGTATCCGTCTACTGTGTTATTAATTCGTGCAAGTTGTTCCGGGCTTTTCAAAAGGTCTTTACGACCGTCCTTCATCTTTACGTTGTAATCTTCCAGTGGGGTATCAAAACGAATCAATCCGTGTTTAGCCGATAAAACAGCAACATCTACATCTTTCGGTACACCCGCCTTATTTAAAGTGGTAAACAAAGGACCCTTATAACGTTCACTTGCGGGTATCAGTTCTTCAACCTTACTCTTGGTTTCACAACAGCCTACGATTAATAACTTACGACCCTTTTTTTCATCAAAAAGACTTCCGGTCGGGGATAAGGGACTTGTAGCCGTCAGAGTTTCAGCGGGGGATATTGGTTCGCCGTACAAATCTCGCATCTCTCGCAGCTTGGCACGACCGACACTAAACTCTGTCTCTACATCCGTTAGATTGCCTTGCAGAATATCCTTTTCGTTGAAATCATATGTCAGCAACACCTGCCGCCGTTCCCCCGGCTCAAATGAACCATGCGAATAGTTTTCTACCGCATATTGGTCGTCCAGTGTCAGCCACATAGGCACGTTGTGTTGGCTGCCCAATTCTGGCGGCAACACTACACGAGCATCTGCTTGCGAAACTAAATTACCGGCATCATCTACGTTCACCACACGGTAGCCTGTTCGTGTCGTAGCCAACGGCTCTACGGGCCGTGTAGCCATCAAGGTTTCAGCCGGGAGCAAAGGGTCCTTTTTGGGTTTGGTTAAAACCTTAGCGGCTCCTTTGATAATGGGACCGCCTGCGGCCCTGCTCAATACCGGCTGGCCCTCTTCCCGTATTTTCTTTGCCATCGCGTCCGTGATATGCACCACGAAGCGGTTTGCACTAAGGTGTGGATAAGCCGTCTCGCCCGCCAAGCCATATGCGCCCGCCCATTGCTGTTTTTTAGGTTCAATCACGGTACGGCCAAAAAAAGCATCTTCTTCTTTACCCACTTTGTCGGGATTCTGTTTGTAATACTTGTTTTCTTTTTCCTTCGTCTTGAATTTAGGCTTCACATAGCCGCCCAGATCACGGACTATTTTCTTTGCCAGATTTGGAATGGTTTCTTGGTAAATGGGTTCAAGCTTTGTCTCGCCCCATCTTGTTACCTGATCCCCATAATTAGAAAAGACCACGTAGTCCTGCCCGTTGTCCACAGCTTCCTTCAATAACCGGCTAATAGCTAAACTAAGTACCGGAGATTGGTCAACACTTCCTTTTTTGTCGCCGCTTTCCAGAAAGGGGGAATACGCCCGTCTTAGGTCTAGCGCCTCTAGCTCATCCGATATTTCTTGGGATTCTCGAAATTCGCGCATAGCCAACATATCCTTTTGTATAAGGTTCTTTGTGCTTTCAAAAGGAGTGCGATATTTAACGCGAATCTCTTCTAATTTTTTTATTAATTCTGCCTTTCGAGAGATATCTTCCGGTCGAAGTATTCCCCTACCTATGGCTCCTTGTGCCCAGTCAGACTGAAATTCCTCGGCATAAAGGACATTCTCGTGGTCTACGCCATTAATCTCGACGGGCCGATCTGTTACCCGAAGATGCACCAGTGTATTTTCGGGGAAGTTGTGTTGGCTTGGTTGTGTTTGCGCCTCAGAAACTGGTTTATAACCGGCCATACGAGGTTGTTGTTCAGCAAACTTCTTAATAAGCTCCCGCGTATTTTTGTGGAGTCCGCCCGTTTGTTGATCCGTAAGGGCAATTTCCCTGTAATTTAATAACTCAGCGGCGGCCTGTGAGTCAAAAACCTGTATTTCACGATCCACCTCAGGGGACCGAAGAATTTGGTCGCCCCACCTCGGCGCTTCCGTATCCGCGAGTTCGCCCCTTTCCCTTAATAACTCGGTAAGCTTAACTTTAACTTCGTCCAAGCTGCCCGACACATCGGTTACCTCCTTAGGACCACCGGGAGTACGATTCTCTATAATTCTCCACTCAGAGTGCCCCCGGTTATCCCCGTATTCACCTATATCGACAACGCTAAAGTTTGTAGGCCGTCGTGTAGACTCTTCCAAGTCGGGTGCCCCAATCTTTACGTGAAACCCGCTGAATGGCCCCCCATCCGGCCCCGGTACGGGCATACGCAACTGTGGCTCGAACAAGACGACTTCCCCTGTCTCCGATCCCTTTGTTGATCTATAGTCTTCCCCTACCTCAAGGCGGTTCTCATCGATAAACTCCGCGACCGCTTCCTTGGTAATTGGCTCGTCCCGTGACAAACCCAAAAAGGTCAAAAGACCAAGGCCGCCCAGTTCGGCTTTGTTGATCCCCTTATCTTGGAATAACTGTTGCCACCGCTGTCCCGTTGCTTGAGGCAACTTCGCCTCCTGTACGACAAG